GCAGATAGGTTCTATGATTGGAACGATACTGGATATTACGCAGACCCTGCTTCTACATCGTACTTCAATGATATGAGGGCAAACATCTACTATGATAGAAATAATACTTCTTATTATGGTGATTTTGGTAGTGTATCTTACTTCAATGATATTAGACCAAATATCATGTACGATAGAAATGATACTGGATTCTATGTAAACCCTCGAAACAATTCTAGAATGAGTGGTTTACGATTAAGTGGTGTTGATAATCAAGCTTCTGGTGATGATGCACTATTATGGTTAGATAAACCAAATAATAATGATTGGGGTATTATCTTAACTGGTGATGATGATTATGGTATTGATTTAAGAATGGCATCATCAAACTCATATGCATTCCGTATCTTACGGGCTGGTAGTGAAATGTTCCGTATCAATTCGGATTACGCATATCACTACTCAGATATGAGGTCTCCAATCTTCTATGATTCATCAAGTACTGGATATTACTTAGACCCAGCTGGTGCATCAAACCTAAATACAAGTGTTAGGGCAAATGAATTCTATGCAAGGAATTGGTTTAGAAATGATAATAGTGGAGAAGGTCTTTACAACCAAGCAACTGGTCAACATTGGTATTCTGATAATGATGATTATTGGAACATTGCTGGTGGTGGTGCTGCAAACGGTATCCGATTCAGAGACGAAAATGGTGGTACAATTAGAGGATATGTTTACGCTGATAACGGAAACTCGGTAGGTTTCTTAGATGCTGGCGCTTCTTGGGCAGTTAGACACATCAATGATAGTGGTACTTTATTCTACACCGATAATAGCACATTAGAATTCGAAGTTGGTCGGGATAGGGTAAATGGTAACTATGGTACTGTTGTAACTCGTTCTACTCGTGGTGGATGGGGTGGATACTCAATCAACGGTGGTTGGGTGTTTATGCATGACCATTCAAACGCCGCTGGTATCTACAACGATTACGAAAATGAGTGGGCTATCTATATGTTGAGAAACTCATATGTGCGGTTATACCATAATGGTTCTACGAAGATAGAAACATATAGTGGTGGTGCTTACACTATTGGTGAACAAAGACCAGATTTCATTAGAGATAGAAACGATAGTAATTACTATATGGACTTGAATGGAACTTCGAGATTCTATCAAGCTAGAGTTCCATATCGTATTCACATCGGTGATGAATCGAATTTATATAATGGTGTAGTAGAAGAAACTCGTAGACCTGATTTAACCATTAAAGGGCAATATCCTCAGTTGAACTTAATGTCCTCTGAGATAAATAATGGTACTCACGGACCTACTTTAAGATTCGTTGGTTATGATGGTGCAAATGCATCTTCGGGTAACTTTAAACATTGGGTAATTGGTACGGCTGCAACAAACGCAACTTCTTTACACTTTGGATATTCACCAAACAATACGAACCCACATTATGGTATCGGTAGAGGTTGGAGTAGTGGTAACAATGTTTCTATTATGTGGATTTCCAATGATAGGCAGGTTTATACGGAAAATTCATTCCGTGCACCACAATTCTATGATTCAAATGATACTGGATATTACATTGACCCGAATGGTACTTCTGTATTTAATTCACATCGGTCAAACGATTTAAGAAATAGAGTTGGTGTATCATCAAATACAACATATGGTATGTACTTCTCATCTGATAGAAGTTCAGCATATGCAATCTTTAGAGAATCGGGTGGTTGGTCTTATAGATATCCTGATTTAAGAATCGCATTCCATACAGGTATTAAGTTTGGAGCAAACGCAAACTATAATGGTATGCGTTTCTACAATGATTATACTATGGCAACTCAGGTGATGTCTGTGAACAACGCAACTGACCCATTGGGAGGAAATAATGTGTATGTTAACTACAACCTACAAGCTGGAGATTCGTTAAGAGCACCAATATTCTATGATTCGAACGATACCGCATATAGAATTGATGGTAATGGTGATTCTAGATTATGGCAATTGGGAGTTGGATATGGGTTACCTGCTAAGAGATTGCATGTAAGAGGAGACCATGGAAACTCAGCAATGAGAGTATCTCTTGAATCTGGTAACAATGGTGCTGGAACTGGTGAAGTTGTTTTACAAATGTGGGCATCTGAACCAGGTAACACTTGGGATTGGGCCGGATTTGGATATAATGTTGATAACGCACTAAATGGTGGTGGTGGTGCATACTACTTTGGTAGACCTAACACTAGATTTGGACAGGCCTATATGAGGTTCTCAACCACTGGACACACTTATTTCTATAATACTGATACTGGTGGTACTCGTAGAACAAATATGGAAATGTATTCTTCTGGATACATTTATGTAAACAACTATTTAACTGCAGCAAATTCATTAAGAGCACCTATTTTCTATGATAGTAATAATACTGATTACTATGTAAACCCTGCTAGTGATTCCAGATTAAACACAATGACTATCAACCGTGTTACTTGGAATAATGGTTGGTACTTTTCGGATGATGATGCAGATTCACTAAGTATAGGTTCAAATAGTTCAGATAATGGAGAACTTTTATTTAGAGATTCGAATGGTACAATTTGTTCACGTCTACGGTTTGATGATGACTCAAACTCAATGGAATTAAAGACTCAGGCCAATGAAACCTTTATACAGGGTGTAAACAATTCTTACACTTACCTCTACTACAATGGTGGATGGAAAATGAGAGCTGACTCGGGTGGTATTAGAGTAAACAATTGGGTTTATGCTGAAGGTGATGTTATCGCTTACTATTCTGATATGAGATTGAAGGATAAAGTTGGTGATATTGAGAACGCTTTAGATAAGGTTGGTAAATTGAATGGTTTCTATTACAGAAACAACAAAGAAGCCAATATGATTGGGTACGAAGGAAACGAAGTACAAATTGGTCTTTCTGCTCAAGATGTTGAATCAATTTTACCTGAAATCGTACACCCTGCTCCAAAGGCTGAGAGATTGGGTTATGATTATAAAACCATTCAGTACGATAGAGTTGTTCCGTTATTGGTAAACGCAATCAACGAACAAAAAGAGATTGTTGAAACTCAAAAAGAAGAAATTGAATATTTAAAATCAGAACTTTCAGAGATGAAAGAAATGATGAAACAATTATTAAATAAAAAGTAATATGGCAATTACAAAAGAAGAAGTTTTGAATAAATTGGATATTAATGTCCAAATACCTAAAATAGAAGTAGTACGAAGAGTATCTTTTTTGGAAGATAGTGTTGAGATAACACGTGACCATACTGAAACTGTTTATACTTTGAAGAACGAACACCATATCGTATCAGAATCTCAATTGGTGCAGGATATTTGGGCATTAGTTAGTAGTAGTGTAATAAGTTAATAAGTTTTCGTAAAATAGTTAATACTTATATATACAAAACCTCTCTTTGGGGATTTTTGTCTATATTTATAAACAAAGAAAATATAAAATTATGGCAGTTTCATATAGTTGGAAAATAACACAAATGACTAAAAAGACAGTTGGTGATAACGATAACGTAGTTCTTCATGCAAGATGGGAATTAATCGGTACTGAATCATCTACTGGGACAGAGGGTAGATTTGTTGGAGCAACTCCATTGGATTTTGACCCATCATCTACTGATGAATTCGTTCAATATGGTGATTTGACTCAAGACTTAGTAATTGGTTGGGTATCTTCATCGGTAACTGGACCTAGAGGATATTGGGACCATATCGAAGAACAAATTCAAAAGAAAATTGATGAAGTTGATGATGCAGTTGATGAAGTAAACGAAGATTTACTACCTTGGTCAACTGGTTCAGTAACACCAACACCTGATACAGGTTCAGCAGAATAAAATAGGGTTTCAACTTTTTAGTTATATTTATATAAGGTAACTAATAGATTATTTAATAATACGGAGATAACATGGCAGAAAGAATTGTATCACCTGGAGTATTTACGAGAGAAAATGACCTTTCGTTTTTATCGCAAGGTGTAGGAGAAATAGGAGCAGCGTTTATAGGACCTTTCAAACAAGGACCAGCGTTCGTTCCAACAATCATTAGAACTCAATCTGAGTTTGAAGATAAATTTGGTACACCGGATGGTACTTACTATACGGAATATGCAGTACAAAACTATTTAAGAGAAGCAGGAAGTGTAACAGTTGTTAGAACGGCTGGTATTGGTGGATATAACCAAGTAGCACCTATTGGTTTAGTTGCTAGTGGTTCAGATGGTACTGTAAAGTTGATTTCAACTATTCATTCAACTAATAATGGTGATGAAGAAGTTGGATTTGATGGATTTAGTGTAAATTCATCTTTAACTACATCTGGTTCATTTGTAGTAAGTGGTTCTGGTATTGGTGAGGTTTCATCTTCATTATTATCAAATGTTAACAATGATGTAACTGATGTATTTGGTAAATCACCATTAGGTTTAAAAGATGGGTATGTATATTCTTACTTTGGTAACACAGTAAGTGATATGAATCTTCAAGTATCTGGTGGAAACGCTGTATTGGCTGAGGCTTTACCAACACAAAACTTTACATATGATGCAAGTGAAGCATCTACTCCGTTTGTAAAATCACAACTTATCTCTGGTGAAAGATACGACTTATTCAAATTCCATACTTTAGGTCATGGTAATAATGAGAATACTCGTTTCAAAGTTTCTATATCTGGTGTGAAGGCAGCTGGTGAAGATGGTTCAACTGATTACTCAACGTTCTCAGTAACTATTAGAGGATTCGCTGATACTGATAAGAGAAAAGTTGTATTGGAATCATTCAACAACGTAAACTTAGACCCATCATCACCTAACTATATCGCAAGAGTAATTGGTGATAGATATATGACTATCGATTCTAATGGTAAGATTACTGAAAATGGGGATTGGTTAAACAACTCAAGCTACATTAGAGTAGAGGTTGCTGCACAAGGTTCTTACCCTGTATCAGCTGCACCATTCGGACATGGAGCTTACACTAACCCAATATTAGCAACTGATGAAACAATCGTTCCATCTGTTGTATTCCAAACATCTTCAATTTCTAACTCAACTGGTAATCCATATCAATACGCTGGTTTCGATTTCGAAACTACTGGTGTAAAAACTGATAACGCTAACTATTTGAAACCACTACCTGAAGGTGTAGGAGTAGGTTCAAACGTAGATTTCGGATTTGATGGAAATGTAAGTGGAGTTGGTTTAACAATGGAAATGACTGGTTCGGATAGTGTTGATATGATTAAGAGACAATTCACATTAGCATTCCAAGGTGGATTTGATGGTATGAGTCCTGCTAGAGAGATTGCATTAGGAAGTTCAATTTCTGCTGGTAACTCACAAGGATTTGATTTAACTGATTCAACCGCTAGTGGTTCTGTTGCATACGCTAAAGCTGTGAACGCAATTTCTAACGCTGATGAGTATGATATCAATATGGTTGTAACTCCGGGTATTGTAAGAAGATTACATACTTCAGTTGTAACTGATGTATTGGATATGGTAGAAGCCCGTTCAGATGCATTTTACATCGCTGATTTAACAGCAGTAAATGATACAATCGCTCAGGCAACTACTCAAGCTAACGCAATCGATTCAAACTACATAGGTTCTTACTACCCTTGGGTTAAGACAGTAGATACGAATACTAACAAACTAATCTCAGTTCCACCATCAGTATTGATGCCAGCTGTATTTGCAGCAAATGACGCTATTGCAGCTGAATGGTTCGCACCTGCTGGTTTGAATAGAGGTGGTATTGTAGGAGCAGTTTCAGTTCTTAATAGATTAACACATTCTGAAAGAGATACTTTATACGAAAACAAAGTAAATCCAATAGCAACTTTCCCTGGACAAGGTATTGTGGCATTCGGACAGAAAACGTTGCAAGATAAAGCATCAGCATTGGATAGAATCAATGTGAGAAGATTGTTGATTACTGTTAAGAAGTTTGTAGCATCTACTTCTAGATTCTTAGTGTTCGAACAAAATACCGCTCAGACACGAGGTAGATTTATCAACACTGTACAACCTTATTTAGAGGGTATCCAACAAAGACAAGGATTGTACGCATTTAAAGTAGTTATGGATGAATCTAACAACACACCTGATGTGGTTGATAGAAACATACTTGCTGGACAGATTTTCTTACAACCGGCTAAGACAGCTGAATTCATTGTAATTGATTTCAACATCTTACCAACTGGAGCATCGTTCTCGGCATAAACAAAAAAGTGAATAACTAATATTTATTAGTATAAAAGAGAAAAAATAAAATGGCAGAAGTATTAGAATTTAACGAAATGTTCTTCACCAACTTCGAACCGAAGATGAAGAACCGATTTATTATGGAGATTGATGGTATTCAATCATACTTAATAAAAACAGCGGCGAGACCATCTATCACATTCGAAACTGTGAAGTTGGACCACATTAACACTTATCGTAAATTACAAGGTAAGGGTGAGTGGCAAGATATAACAATCACATTATATGACCCAATTGTACCATCAGGCGCACAGCAAGTTATGGAATGGGTACGTTTAGGATATGAATCATTAACTGGTAGAAAAGGTTACGCTGATTTCT